ATTTTAATTATTGGTGCAGATTTGAAAAATATATAAGAGAATTTAAATCAGAAATTTATGAAGATGCTTATAAATGGGCAATAGATGAAAATAACAAACCTGGTTATCCTGATAAAACATTATTAAAATGAATATAGAGAAAATAGAAATTAATAAACTTAAACCTGCAACGTATAATCCTAGACAGATAAGTACAAAGGATTTTAAATCTTTAAAAGAATCAATTACTAAGTTTGGTTTAGTTGATCCTATTATAGTTAACAAATACTTTACAGAAAATTATTATGTAGTAATTGGTGGGCATCAGCGTTTAAAAATATGTAAGGAACTAGGATATAAAGATATTGGTTGTATAATACTAGACCTTAACAAAGAACAAGAGAGAGAACTAAATATACGTCTTAACAAAAATACAGGGGACTTTGATATGGATATTCTAGCAAACGAATTTGACATTGACCAATTAGTAGATTGGGGTTTTAAGCATATAGACTTAGATGTTAATATAGATAAGATAGTAGAAGAAGATAATAGTGCTACAATAACTATTAAAGAAGATGATGAAATTAAGGCACAAGAATTGTACAATGACCTAAAGAAACAAGGTTATAATGTAAAGATAAAATAATACAAATGGCACAGAATAAAAAAGAGAAATTATTAAAGGCGT